CCGCCCAAAGTATCAAAGCCTACACCTACGCCCATCATAAGTGCATCCATTACCCAGCCAAATAGTTGTCCTGGATCATTACGATCTATATCTTTTGTAGAAACCATAGCGCAGTTTTGTAGCGCAGCAGAGTTTTTCTTTTCCATAGTAAGGGCTGTTCCAAAAGACCACAGGCCTCGTCCTGGCGGAGTCCATTTTAAATTAAATAATCTATCAAATGCTTCTTTTGCTGATGACTGTGCCTTATAGTCATTCCATGGCAATCTATTTTCTTTAGCATGATTCTTTTGTGCTGAATACATACCCTCGATTACACGACGACAAACCTCATACCATCTTTCCTTAGTCCCATCGTCTTTCATACGGGAGTAGGTACGAATAAATGTAATCTCTCCTAATGAATTTCCACCTGCGTCTGTAAAGCCAAATGGTGGTTCCTTTGATTTATAATCATTTATAAACTCTTCAGACAAACGAAAACTAAAAAAATCAGACATGTATTTCTCCTAATTGAAAACTGTAATTACTAAAGTATACCAGAGTTTTGTAAAAAGTAAAACTCTATATGTATTCTATAGATTTATGCTTTATCTATAACTTTTAGATTGTCTAAATTGTTTTTTATAAGAATCAAAAAATAAACTTCTAACCTTAGTTTCTGATTTTTTTTGATCACTTATATCTTTAGAATCTCCAAACTGCATTTGCCAATCATCTCTTTTAAATGGAATTACTTGCGCTATTGGAGTTCCTGCTGGAATCAGTCCTTCCATTTTTGGATCTTTTAAAACAAATGGTAAATTTATTAGTCCATGATAGGTATCTGTATCTACTACCCCAGGGAAAATAATCATTGAATTTTCTCTATGTAGTGGTGGAAGAAAAATACAAGAATATCCTGGAGGAGTTTTTATTGACCAAGCATTATTCCATTTAGGATATTGAATTTCATGTGCTTCGCCGTTTGGATGTTCTGGTAATTGTTCCTTTGGATGAAAGGAGAGTGGTTCAAGTGATGGCCATTCAAAAGCAGGATGTGTATTGCCATTTATTTTTCCATATTCATGACGCTGAGAAATAACTAGATCGCAATACGTATACAAGATATATCCACTAACTATTGCATCAAAAAGCGGCATGCATCTTTTTGCTGTTGCTAATGTTCCCCCTTTTCCATCTGTATCCTTTTTTCCACCTATATATGACTCTAAATTTTTATACCAGTCTGGAACTGACACTGTAGCAGGAGTTGGATTATATTCTTCAGGCACCTCTTTACAGTTTGTAAAAATAATACTTTGTGTCATTTACATTTCTCCAATTTTATTATTTATAAATTTTCCCAATGAAAATATTTTCTATAATCACCCATTTGTATTTCATTTGGATCTACCCACCAGTCTTCGTAATATGATCTATGAACTAATGAGTATCCAAATGAATCTAAAATCTCTCTTTGGGCATCACGAACAGATATATTTTTCCAATACATATTAGCATCATGCTCAAAAGTAATTAATGTAAATCGATAAGTATTTAGTGGGACTGCCAAAAGACCATGTAGTGTCCAATGACTATTTCCTACTGGTCTACCATGTGAATTATACCCTGCATCTATGTCTAATTGCAAATAATCTATTTGCTTAGGAAAATTATTTTTTTCAAAATAATCTATGTAGTTAAAAGATAATGCATCTCCCATACAGGGATTTTTTCTATTAGCATTAAACTCTTCTCTCATAGAATCAACTATTTCAAAAGATACTCCAGACCAATCATATTCTTTTTCCAATAAATATGTGTTATTCCCATTACTATAATGTGCTGCTCCAAGTTCTACATAATATCCATTTTTCTTTTTATTTAAAATATCAATGACAAAACTTTCTTGATTTGTTATATTGTGACTCATTTAAATAACTCCTTTTTTAGTATAGTTGGTGACTCAGTTGTTCCACGAATAAAAACAGTTGAGAAGTATCTTATTGTATCATCTAAAACTGGGAGTGAACCGTGAACTATGTGACCTCCATGTATATATAAAGTATTTGCTTTGGGTTTAATCGTAATATTTAGTTCTGGATAATCCAACTCTCCTCCAGAATAGTTATCGTTATAATATAAACAAAATCCATATCCTATATAATATGGTAAGTCTGGAATCCATTGATCAGCATGATGCCTTATATGCTCTCCCTTTTTGTATCTTTGTAAATGCATTTTTTGTGGATAATAAGAATATGATTCAAAAAGGTTTCTCATTTTATCATTGATAGAATCAAAAATATTTATATCACTAAAATGTAAATTTTTTCCATACCAAAAATCTGATGTTTCATGTTCTTTCTTTTTGTCTTCATCAAACCACTTTTCTTCTGGAGTATTATCAATTATTTTATAAACTTCTGATAATTCATAATCAGTTAAAAAATTTCTAATTTCATAAACATCATCATATAATTTATTTATTTCCATTGATCACCTATATTTACCATTATTGATGTGGCTAATTTCTAAATGATTAATATTTACATGCCTTGGCAAAGTTCCAACCCACCTTATTGTTTCTGCCATATCCTCTGCTGTCAAAGCATTATCCTTTTTTTCTATTTGTGTATCTATTGTACCAGGGCAGATTTCTGTTATCTTAATTCCATAATCTGGAAACTCCATACGCATAGTGTCTATTAGTGCCATCTCGCCTCTTTTGGCATTGCTATAATTACCCCCGCCTCTAAATGGAATTTTGCCACATAATGAAGTTATAAAAATAATTGTAGGTGACTCTGATTTTTTCATACATGGAACAAATAATTGCGAAAGATACATTGGTCCAGAAACATTTATATCATATGCTCTTCTAAAATTATCCATTGTTTCATTTATAATATATGTTGGACCCGATCCGCCACCAGCATTATTTACTAATAAATCTAAAGTTATATTTTTATATTTGTCAAAAAATTGTTTAATCTCCGATTCATTAGTTATGTCTAACTTATATATTTCAATATTATCAGAAACTAAATTAGACAGTTTACTTAAATCTCTTGATACAGCAATAACTTTATATCCATTTTCAGATAAAACTTTAACAGTTTGATATCCAACACCTTTGCTTGCTCCAGTAACTATTGCTGTTTTCATATTTAAAATTAATTTTTTTCAAGTTTATCATAATATTCTTCAAAATTTATAAACTTTGGAATATTATTAATAATAACTTGATTTTCTCCTTTATACGTAAATCTTAGTCTTTCTTTTTCCATTTCTTCCCACACATCTTTTCCATATCTTTCTTGTAACTCTAACCATTTAGGATGTGCATCTTGGTTAAATCTCCAATATGTTCTAATTATATATTTTTCTCCACTATTTACTGCCCGAACTCCGTGATAATGCGGATGTCCAGATAAAAATACAACTACATCTCCAGCACCTGGCTTATATGTGTAGTCTTCTGAAACAACTTGTAAACTTTCATCTTCAACGAATCTATATTCAACCTCTCCACCTTCATAATTATCATTTAGGTAAAATACTGCAGTAACCCCAAATTTTATGCCTGGCTGATACGACTTTTCTCTTTGAAAGTCTGTGTGGTGATGCATAACATAACTAGGATGATCTTCAGGATTTGGTACATATTTTGCCATATTCCATCCTTGAAAAATCCAACTATTTAATGATATACTATTTTCCTTAAGATATAAACTTGTAGTTTCATAAAATAAAGAATCTATTTTTTTTCTAACTGAATTTTCTTGATTTTCTGTAGAGTAAAACTCATTAAGTTTTGCATTCCACTCTTCATTTGTAGGGAAACTATTAAAGACATACTCTGGCCCTTCCATTTTTGTCATTTTGCCAAATGTATACCAATCTTCCCAAGTTTTGTTATTTTTAAAATATTCAATTATTTCTTCAGGATTTTCTAATGCATTATGAAAAACCCATACAGTATCGTGTATTTTTTCAATATTAAATTTAGACATTACATAGTCTCATTTCTATTTAGATTCATATCATTATGAATCCAATGACCTGGAACCATATACTTTACTCCAGATTTTACTGTATGTGCTGTATGAAAATATGGTGCCTCTGCTGGAAAAATAATAACACTGTTTGCTTTTGGTTTAATTCCAAAATCTATCGTGTTATTTGCAACAGCCAAATCATAGTCTAATTCTACTGCTGGAGCACCGTGTACCCATCCATCTTTGCTATTCCAACCACCACTATAATCTTTTAATTGAAATGATATTTCTCCACCTTCGCAGTCGTCATTTAAATACATAACTAATGAGTATCTAAGTGTTTTGTCTCCATCTAGTTGATCAAAATGTGCTCCCATTGCCATTCCAGTATAATATTTTTTAATATTAAAGGTTGGAAATAGTCTTGGTTCATCAAAATCTCCAAGGGATTCTGCATAGTCTTTACAAACATTATAAAGAGCATTCATTACTGCATTGTATATATACTGAGATTTTTCTGAAACTATACCTCCAAAATTTTTTATTGCGTTTATATCAAATGTTTTAGTTTCTCCATAAATAAAATCCTTATCGTTGGACGATGTCCAATTTTGCCAAACATTTACCTTAGAAATATCATCTGAGTCCATACTGTCTAATTCTTTTAAGGTATTAATAAAAGTATCAAAATTTTCTATTGCATCTGTATAGTAATAAACCTTTGGATCTAGAATTTCTTTGTTCATATTAGTATTTATTCCTTTCATAGTGTCCTTTTTCTTTTACAAAGCCAACAATTACATATCTTATTGGCCCCTCACCAACATGCTTAACTCCATGTTCATATTCTTCATTGCCTGGGAAAAATAGTAAATCACCTGGTTGTGGTCTTAATGATATGTCTTTATTTGGAAAAAATAATTCTCCATCCACATAGTCGTCATTAATATATAATATTGTTGCATAATGTATTGATGGATCTGTATGTTGATCGGTATGTGACTTTAACTCTACATCTTTTTGCATTCTTTGAATAGTTGCAAGACCACTTAGTTCTAAACCTGGAAAAGATGGTTCAATTATATCTGATAGCCTTTTATAAAAAACTTGCTGTTCTGGATGATGCTTAATATTTAAATTTTTATCAACCCAGTTTTGAGTAATTTCAAATTTACCTTCTGCTACCAAATTATCAACATCATCTCTTCCAAACTTTTCTAAACAAAAGTTTTTTAGATTTCCCATATACTCTACTTCCCAGTCTGCCTGAGTTGCTTCATTTATGGTACTCAAAATAAAGTCTAATTCTTCTTTTGTTAAAAAGTTTTTAATCCAAAGAAGTTCCTTTGTTACTTCTTCAAACTTTAAATTATTATCTTTTAGTTTTTGCTTTAGGGTATCAATCATGTGGTAAAATACCATCCTCTATGCGATACCTATTTCCATCTTTATCTATTTTATATCCTTCTTTTAATAACTCTTGCCATTCGGCTTTTTCTTTTGCCTGATATGCTCTTGTCTCTTCCATCTCTTTTGCCCATGCATCTTTTAGTTCTTGTGGGTAGGCGTCTTCTTCACGATCATCCCAGAAAGATCCGATAGTATATCTAACGCCACTAGTGATTAGTGTTACTTCATGCATATTATTAAACCCGCCATCAAATGCAGCAAGCATTCCAACTTTAGGCTCAATAGTTATATCTTGATCTGAAAACTTAAGTAACCCACCAGAAAAATCATCATTTAAATATAAAAATGCAGCATATCTACTTCTAGTAAAAGCACCAGCCTTTCCATGTTCGTCTGTATTATCAGAATGTTTTCTAGCATATGCCCCAGGCTCCCATTTTTGTGTATGATATCCAATCTGACATACTATATTTGGATCAATATCATGAACACTCGCCACTGCATCAATAATTCCTTTCTTTATATCTGAAAATATGTTTGGCTGTAATCCTTCAGACAATACTATCTCATCATTGTCTCCTGGCAAATTAGAAGAATAAGATTCATAAAATGATATTGGTGTCCAAGTTAATTTACCGATCTCTGCATGCTTATCTAAAACCTTTACTAACTTTGCAGAAGTTTCTGCATCTAAAAAGTTTTCATAAATAACTATATCTTTTGTTAATCGATTTTTATTTTCTAGATTCATTTTATCCTAACTCCTTCAGGTATCTCATATCTTTGAGGATGTTCCTGTCTATATTTTTCCATAATGCTTCCTTGCATTGAAAGCCATTTTTCAGTACCAAACTCTTTTTGTTTATCAAACCATTCCTGGTCTCCTTCACTATAGCGTCTCCAGTACATTCTTGCAAGATATTTATGAGTATTTTTTGGAGCAACTACTCCATGTAAATAAACATTTCCATCTTTAGCAAGAACATCTGGATGCCCTGAAGGAAACATTAAAAAATCTCCTGCTTTTGGCTTAAAGGCATATAGTTCTTTTCCTATACAAAAATCAATTTGCCCATCTTCATAGTCATCATTAAAGTATGCTAATGTTGTAAGGGCAAACTTATATCCTGGACTAACAATAGGTTCTCTTATAAAATCAGAATGATATGTCATTGCCATATTATGCATTTCAATATCATTAAAAATTTTAGTTGGATCTTTATGATATTTTGCTATAGATGGTCCGTACATTTGCCATCTTGGTAATTGATTATTTTTATTGCCCACCATTTCATCTAAATCAAAATTAAGTTCATTTGAAAATCTACTAGTATAATCAAATGAAACTTTATAAAAACATTCAAGCAATTCTTTTAAAAATGTTTTCTGATTCTTTTTTATTATGGTATCTTCTTCTAGTCTATCTATTTCTTCAAAAGTCATACTTGCAGAAATGCCTGGAGCGGTTGGATCTAAATATTCGCCAAATCTAGACCATTGAGACCATTTGCTAAAAACTCTATCATCACTATCTTCTGATGATTCTTTTAAAATTTCATATATTTTATTTATATCCTTAAACATATTTCTATAAACAAGTATTTTAGGATATATCTCAATAACATCTACAGAACTATCTATCATAATTACAGAATTCCTTTTTGAGGATCCCAACTTTCTACCTCTGCATCAGTTGGAAAAATTCTATAATATTCTTTATTAAAGTCTGGCTTAATCTCTCCAGTATGTTCAAGAATTTCCCAGAAAAAAGGACATGTATATCTAAGTGAATTTCTTATTTCTGTAACACCATGTACGTAGTTCATATCTCCTGGGAAAAAATATGCAGCACCTCTTTTTGGCTTAAACTGAATTTTTTGATGTGGAAAATATAATTCTCCACCTTCATAATCATCATTTATATAAAATAAACTTGCTATATCATAGTTAGGAAAATCGTTTGGAAGTCCAGCATCTTTTCCTTGATGTAATTCTTTATCTGCATGTGGCCTTTGATATAATCCTGGATTCCATTTTACAATTGTTTGTCCAGTTGGTTGAACTTTTACTTTAAAAAATTCTTCAATAACTGGTTTTAATCTATTTACTAAGCCTTCAATAATTATTCCAATCTTTGGATCATTTTTATCTAAAGATGGTCTAGATGCAACTCTATCTTTCCAGAATCCAGCATCATAAACAATTGTGCCATTTTCATTTTTATGACTTTGTGTTACATCCCAAACTGTTATATTACGTGCTGCTTTATCTAAAAAGTCTACTTCTTCTGAAGTCATAAAGTTTTCTAACTCTACAATATTTTCTGGTCCGCTACCAAAAAATCCTGAAGGTGTTAAAGATGGCTTTCTTATAACTTCTACTGCTTCATCTGGCATCATCATAATATTATATCACTTTTCTCTATTATCATTAACATAAAGTCTTAAGGTTTTTACTTCATGCGAACCGATTGATTCATTTTTTTCATTTACAGCATCTCTATACCAGTCAGTCCATTCTCCAGAACTATTTACCACTTGTGCTGCCTGCCCATATTTCATATGTGCATTTTGTCTTAATCCGCCTTCATCCTTATAACTAACAATTTCAATAATGCTATTATTTAAATTAGTCAAAGATATTGGAATTATTGTAGCAATAGGGGTTCCTGATTTTATAATAGTCTCTATATTTGCCTTCTTTGCTTTAATTGCAAGAGGCAAAGGATTATCATAAAAAGAAGTACTGATTAAATTAGACATAGTTTCAAAATCTTCATTAAAATAATTAACTGGATTTATTGTCAATAAACTTACATCTTGTTCTGTTCTAAATATTAATCCAGTATGAAGACTTATAGAAGACTGACCTCTACCCCCATAAGATTTTCCTTCTGGAGAAGATATCTTAATATGTTGATCTGTTTGATCATTGATTCCATCCCAAGTAAAAATTATATCTTTATTACAGGAAAGACTCCATCCTATAACATTTGCCTGTGTTACAGGAAAACATCTATATGCATGTTTTTCAGAAGTAACATCCATCCAATCTCTTTTAATAGACATTGGACTTATATCAAATATAGAGTCTGAAGTTTTTTCAACTGTAATATTAAACATTATTCATTATTCCATTTTGGATCATACATGTCTGGAGTATGAAATTTTTTACTATAGTCTAACATCGTTACTATAGAATATTTCGTTCCTGAGTGAACTGGCATTGCACGATGTGGATACATATAATTTGATGGGAAAATATACAAATCTCCTGCTTTTGGCTTAATCATTAAATTTTGTAATCTAAAATGAAGTTCTCCTCCATCGTAGTCATCATTAATATATGCAACTAAAGAGACTGTGCAGTTATAAGAGTATCCATGATCGTGATGTTCCTGGAAATGTTGTCCTGGACCATATTTAATGAAGTTAAATGCTTCCCAATATTTTAAATCCATTATATTATAATCTTTTCTATAGTCTAAAACTGCTGGAAGTTTTGCATCATAAACATCTTGCCATAATGCTTGTAGTTTTATAGAGTCTTCACTAGGATCGCTTTCAATATCTGTTTTCTTAAATTTAAAATCAACACAATCTCTATAATCTGGCATTAACTGTTGATATCCAACATATGCTGGATTCCAGTGATATCTTTTTCCATCTTTAGACAATTCTCCTAATGGGGCAACTTCTCCTAAAAGATTTTCAAGTCTATTGATAACATCAATTTCTTTTTTTATTACATTTCTATAGCATGTTATTCCATTACCGAGAACTTCTTTTTCGGTCCATGTCTGTGTCATTTTTTCTCCTATTTATATTCTCTTCTTGTCCAAATTTTACTTTTATATATCCCGCCGTCTGGCTGACGATAAAAGTTTGCGTTATCTACCATTTTAGCATATATCTTTGACTGATCTAATATTTCAATATTGTGCTCCCAATTTTCTCTTTTAAATGGCAAAACCTGTAAAAATGGTGTGCCAGCAGGGATGGTGCCTTCCCAGCCCTCTATAATAAAAAATGGAAAACTACCTAAAATATGAACCTTATCAGAATCAACAACTCCTGTAGTATTTATAAATGGTAAGTCAAATCTATTCATAGGTGTCATAAATAATGCACTATACCCTTCAGGGAGTTCTAATCCCCAGTCTGGCATCCAAGCAAAATGTTCTTTATAAAAACCTTCTGGATGTTGAAATTGCGGCATTGGACTTCTAGAAGTTACAAAATCTTTACATTTTGAATCACTAACTTCAACATCAATATTTCCTCTTTCATTCTTATAAAACTTTATATCACATGGTGTTTTAAAAACATACCCAGTCATAAAGGCATCCATTATTGCAGGACATGCCTTCCAAGTAGGAATTTTTCCATAATCATCTGTAGTTCCTTCTTTTGGAAAAGGACAGACTTCTTTCGTTGCTTTATAATATTCTCCAGTAAATGGATTTTTTGCAAATCTGTCTGCTTCTTTATACCATTGAGGGATTACATCCTGTGTTGGTGAAGGAACTGAAATACTTTCTTTATTTAACCATGGCCTATAAGATTTAAATATAGCAAGATTAATGTTCATGTTTATGTCCTAATTCATTAATATCAGTCATGATTACGACACAATACTTTGTACCGCTTTTCATTGGAAGAGATGCATGCTCATAAATATAGTTAGATGGAAAAACAGCAATATCTCCAACTTTTGGAGTAAGTGTATAACCATCTAATCTTGGAAACTGAATCTCTCCACCCTCATAGTCATCATTAATATAAATAACTGCAGAAACTGTAGCATTATATGCTGGACCATGATCTGCGTGTATATTAAAGTGTTTTCCTTCTCCCTCATATTTTACAAAGTTAAAGGCTTCGTAATATATAACATTAATACCCCAATATCTTGCATAATCATCTATACAAAACTTTAATTTTTCGTATATTTCTTGATGAAGATCAATTAATTGAGCATTATCATCATTTCTTGGACCCAAATTTTCTTGTTTATATTTAAAGTCAACACAATCTCTTGCTCTTTTAATTGGTTGATCTGAGTTTGTAACTTGAGCCTCTGACCATTTATATTTTTTTGTACCATTTAAATTTGACTCAAGAATGTTTATATATCTATTAGCATCATCCAAAGAAAAAACATTTCTATAAATATTTAATCCTAGACCTGGATTTTCTACTATAATATCATTTTCTATTGTTTTTGTTGCAACTCTATTAGATGCCGTTTCTGATCTATCCTTTGTAAACCAAGGATTTTGATTTTCATCATAACTATACATATTAATATCCTTTATAATAGTATTAATAATTATAGCATATAAAAAACTTTTACCATTTACCTAATGGACATTTTGCTGCATCTAATTTAGTTTTTACAGACATAAAACATCCACATTTTTTACATTGTGAAACTAATGGAATCAATTCTGGACATTCTTTACAAATATTAAACCTTTTTTCTGCTAATGTAAAGTCTGCCTGTTTTGTATTAGGATTTAACATATCTAATGGAGTTACTCCATTTTTTTCTTTATATTTTTGCCAAACAGATTTTTGTTTTTCGTGCATAAATATATTATAAACTATCTTCTTATGAATTTTGACTATCAATAAGCCACGGAAATAATGAAGAAATGTCTTTTTCAGATCCATCTGTATTTAAAATAATAAACTTTTCTCCATCAAATTTTGCATATGGGGATACAACCCAATATCCATACGGGTAATCTCTAAGATCTAATACTTGTGGATTACTTAACAAAATACTGCCAAAATATTCCGATGTATTTAGATCTTCTATTACTGTTCCATTTTTTAAAAATCTAACAGTAATTCCATCATTTTCTGGATATTCAGATGATACATCAATAACTTTATCATGATTTTTAAACATATCAACATAGGAATGATTTATTCCAGTATCATAGACACAGTCTCCATCTATTACCCACACTAAGGGTGTTCTGATATGGCCTCTATCTAAATTTTCTGGATTAAATACTTCCAGATCATCGTTTGTTATCATGATTCTCCTAACCTATATCTACTATTCTATCATAGATTAGCAGGCCGAACCTGAGCCACCAGAAGCACAGTTAACGTTTGGAGAACATCCACCTGAGAACTGATTCTTTTGGAAAGATAAACAACCTCTATTGCCAAAGAACGGTGGTACGAAGTACGGTGGTACGAAGTACGGTGGGAAGAACGGACCGAACGCTGGTGGGAAGAATGGTGGGAAGAATGGGAAGAATGGTGGGAAGAATGGGGGTACGAAGTACGGTGGGAAGAATGGGAAGAATGGGAAGAATGGTGGGAAGAATGGGGGTACGAAATATGGTGGGAAGAATGGGAAGAATGGGAAGAATGGTGGGAAGAAGGGAGGCACGAAGTATGGTGGGAAGAATGGGGGTACGAAGTATGGTGGGAAGAACGGGAAGAATGGCGGGGTAGTTGTAACAGATGCAGTAGTAGCACCTGCAGAAGTTCCATTAGCATTAATAGCAACAATTGTATATGTCTGAGATCCTGGAGATGTCCCTGGGTCGTTAGCATCATATGAAGTTGCTGATGAAGAAATACCAGTATAACTTGATCCATCAGAACCAGTAATTGTATATGATGTTAATGCAGAACCACCTGTGGCTCCTGCTGTCCATGAAATTCTATTTGTATTTGCTGAAAGAGCAGATCCAGAAACAGACTGTGGGGCCTGTGGAACAGTAGTGACAGTAATAGATCCTGATGTTGTTGCATTTGCTGTACCAGCAGCATTTGTTCCAACTACAGTAAATGTATAAGATGTGCCACCTGAAAGTCCAGTAAATCTATATGTAGTATTTGCATTTCCTGTAACTACTGTAGATGTTGCTGGTGTAGTGGTAATTGTATACGATGTTGCTGCAGGAGATGTAGCAGGCAAAGACCAAGATAAATCAACAGCACCATCACCAAATGATCGATTTGTTCCTACGTTTGTTCCACTTAAACCTGTTACGGGATCTGGTTGTAGGAAGTTATCCTGTGCTGAGGCCTTGATACCTCTTTTTTTGCCTTGTGCCATGCTATTCTCCTTTTTCTACTATTAAGTTATTTATGCTGAGAGATCGCCCATTACTACCCATGTATCTGTTGCTCTCTTAAAGAGAGTTGCAGAAGACCACTGAGCACGTAATTTTAATCCTGGAGTAGCGTTTACAGTTACTCCTGCTGCTCCAGCAATTGTTACTTGTCCAGCGCCAACCTGAAGAATATCAATTGATGTTCCTACTGGGTATGCTGTTGTAGAGTTTGCTGGAATTGTAAGGGTAAATCCTGTTGCCTTATTACATTCGATTAGGCCATCTCTTAGGGTCAAACCGCCTGTAGAAAGATTATAAGTATCTGTTACCGAAGTAATTGCAGTTCTTGACGGAACACCTTCTTTTGTCTGTGTACCATCTGTAAAGGCTATTCCAGATGCTGCAACTGTTACTGTACCAGTAAATGTTGGGCTTGCAATTGGAGCCTTTGCTGCAAGCGAGTTTGTAACTGTTGATGCAAAGTTAGCATCATCACCTAATGCTGCAGCGAGTTCATCAAGAGTATTTAATGCTCCTGGTGCTGAAGCAATTAAATCAGCAACTGCTCCTGTTACGAATGCTGTTGTAGCAATTTGAGTTGTATTGGTTCCTGCATTTGCAGTTGGGGCAGTTGGAGTTCCAGTAAGTGCTGGAGAAGCCAATGGGGCCTTTAGTGCAAGATCTGTTGTTGCTGATGCTGAAGAGTATTTATCATCTAATTGAGTTTGAATAGCAGATGTAACTCCATCTAAGTATCCAAGTTCTGTTTCTGAAACTGTTGAAGATACCGCTAATTTAGTCCAGTCAATTGCTGCTGATGCATTAATGTCAGCATTTACAATTGTTCCGTCTGCAATCTTGCCAGTAGTAACTGCATCGTCTGCAATCTTAGCAGATGTTACAGAATCACCAGCAAGTTTATCTGCTGTAACTGAAGAATCAACAATCTTTGCTGTTGATACTGTATTATCTGTTGGTGTTCTTGTATCAGTAAGACGAGGATCACTTGTTACAACAAGATCAGCAGTATCAGCAATGCCATGAACAGATGTTGTATCTGAAGCATGGCTTGACAATGCCGAAGTAGTTGCAAGTGCTGAAGTATCAGCAATACCATGAACGTTTGTTGTCACACCATTATGAGTGGACACTGCTGAATCAGCATATGTCTTAGTTGCAAGGGCTGAGGTATCAGCAATACCATGAACGTTTGTTTCATCCCCGTTATGAGTGCTTACAGCATCGTCAGCATATGTCTTAGTTGCAAGGGCTGAGGTATCAGCAATACCATGAACGTTTGTTTCATCACTATTGTGAGCACTTACAGCACTATTAGCAGTACCTGCTGCATCATAATTT